TCTATTTCTTCTAACATGGAAAAAAATCCATGTGGGGGTATGGAGAAAAATCAACAGGGTGGGGTTGAAAAAAGTCCACAGATAAGTAATACAATAGATATTAAGTATAACAGTAGTTTAAGTGATACAGATAAAGAACATGCTCTATTATCAACTAAAGTTGACAATAGAGATAAATACATGGTTTCGCGCACTAAAAGTGCTCAAAACTCAGGTGGCAAGCCCCAAAAGAAAGAACCTGCTGTTGATCCAGATGATTTTATCAAATCTAAGGAACCAGTTCTTAAAGATGAGCTTCACAGACTGTACTCAAACAATCCCAGAAACATCTTTACTACAGAGCAACAGGAAAATGACTGGGTTGACAAGGAATATAACAGCCTGACTGCTATTATTTTTGAGTTTAACCACCAATACAAAGCATCTACAGGCTTTGACGCCAAGAATCTATCAGACGAGAGCCTTAAACGAGTTGCAAGAAGCTACATCAAGTCTCCAGAATCCTTAAAGGATGACTATGATGACCTTGAAAGCAACAAGGTTTTGATTGAAGAGTATCTAAAAACTGATTACGGCAGCAAACATGGAGTGATTGTAAAGAGTTTATCGCACTACATGTCTGGCAGCATCCGAGAAATGCTGTTCTATAAACACTTGTTCTAACTTACCAACACACATTTGCTAGCTATATACACGTACATTATGCTAGCTATATATGTACGTTGATACAAGTATACATGTGCACTAGGAGGTGCAAATGCAGAATATAGAAATCAACTTTGGGGTTCGTCCATGTATTGTAACTCAAAATGGCGAAGAAAAGAAAGCGTTATTCCATATGTGGGAAAATTTTGCAAAGCCTGTTGCAGCGGATTTGTATATTGGCGGTTGCCCTGAGGGACAAATGAGCATGATATTTGGGCTTGTAGAGTATGATGATGGCACGATGGGCGAGGTAAATCCGAGCCAGATTCGATTCGTTGACAATAAGATCAAAGACTATGCTTTTGATGATAAGGAGGATCATGTTACCAAAATTTAAATTTGAATCTGTCCCTGAATGGGTTGAAACAAAAGATGGTAAAAGGTATTTTTTAAAAAATCCATCCAAACTTCTGAAATTGCCTACATCCTTTGTGAATAAATGAATACTAAACAAGTCCTGGTATCTCGTGATCGGTGACTGGGTTATCATTAACTGCTACGGAGGAATTGAGCAAAGATGTCTTGAGGAGGTTACCCAAAATGAGTAAGCATAAAAAACCTATAAGTTTGGACTGGAGCATGAGAGTCGAGATAGGCAGTGAATTAGATTTGCTGCTCAGAAAATGTTCTCCTAATGACATTCCTAAAGCGAAAAATACATCCCACAAGCATTTCTTTATTTGTGATGACTTAGATTGGGCGAACATTAGACTTGAGGAGGAATTGAATCATGGTGAAATATAGACCACACAGAGGAGCATTATGCGACGCAATGGCAGAAATGAGAATCTTTGATTCTGTCGAAGATATGTTCCACTACATTGTCGAAGACTGGAAAGCATATGGAAATCCATTTGATATTGGAGATTTAACCATAACGTGTGATGAAGGAAAAGACGAGCGCATTAACTGGAAAGAAGGCAGATATGTCTGCACTAGACGAATGCGAGAAAAGATTTTTGACACACCGCAGTGTATTGGAATGTGTTCGATTGAATTGTAGAACGGAGATAATAACATGATGATTGCAAATAAAGTAAATGTAATGGGACAGGAATACCAAATTGTAAAAGCAAGCCGTGACCAGTATAAGCAATGCAATATCGCGGACGGATGGTGCGACGCTTACGGCAAGAAGATTTACTATGTAGACCCTAATACAGATCCAGAACATGATTCAGTGGCGACATCGTCAGAAGAACTTGTAAAACATATTTTACAGCACGAAATTGTCCATGCGTTTCTCATTGAATCGGGACTTGCAATTAGCTCATTAGTTACTTCTGGTGCATGGGCTATGAATGAAGAAATGGTTGATTGGATTGCATGGAACGGAGAGAAATTGCACAAAGCATGGAAGGAGGTAGGGCTAGTTGATTAAAGATGATTTACAAACAAAAGTTGTGGAACAAGCCGCCCTTATAGCGGCGGCACTCAAAAAAGGTAAAGACGTTGAGGTAAGGCGAACTGCAGCCGGAATCAGCGTTGCCGAGGTTAGCAAGAAGGTTGTGTACCGATGACTGTTGACTATATGAAAAATATTGATTGTCTTATTGGCATGAAAGATATTCCGGATAAATCTATTGATATCATCTGCACAGATCTTCCATATGGGATTACAAGAAATAAATGGGATACTCCAATTCCGTTTGATGACTTATGGGGGGGCATTAACCGCATAATCAAAGACAATGGTGCAATTATCCTCTTTGCATCTGGTATGTTCACGGCAGACTTGATGAAAAGCAATTGCAAAATGTGGCACTATAATTTGATTTATGAAAAAGCAAATGCATCTGGATTTCTCAATGCGAACCGTATGCCACTTAGAGCGCATGAAGATATTTGCGTGTTCTATAAGCGTTTGCCAACATACAATCCACAAATGAAAAATGGTATGCCTGTTAAACGGGTTCGAAAAACTCAGAAAGCAACATCAAAATGCTACGGAAATTATACGCCAACTGACTATGAAAGTACACAACGATATCCAAGATCTGTGTGGAGATTTTCAAATGAAAACGGATATCATCAGACACAAAAGCCAGTTAAACTAATCGAAGAATTGATTAAGACATATAGCAACCCCAATGATACAGTACTTGATATCTGCGCTGGAAGCATGACAGCAGCAATAGCAGCTGTGAATACTGGCCGTCATTACATTTGTTTTGAAAAAGACCCCGATATTTTTTCAAATGGCGTAAAAAGATTTAACGAATCAACCAATGGAGGACATGGACAATGAAATTAAAAAGACTAATTGTTACCCTTGTAACCGCAGCAATGTTTTCTAGCGCAGCCATTGGCTGCGGCACTGAAGCTAATAAGGTAAGCGCTAATATTTCTGCGCAAGCAGACAATTTTAATATTACCAGGAAGCTTACTGTTCTGAACGCAAGAACCGACACAGTTCTTCTGGAGCTGACTGGAACATTTGCATTAAAGAACAATTCATCAAATGAACTCGAAGTCATTATTGAGACTGCCGAAGGCAAATACCAGAAAGATTATGTATATCTGAATGACTACACCATGTACGTTGTCGAGGATATCTCTGGTTCGGAGGTAGACAAGTACCACTATGAAATCAACTTCTTGCCAGAATGGGGATTTAAGGCAACTCATCATGAGTAAACTTTACGTTTACATAGTAAACATATGTAATACATTTGATTTTAAAGGACCATAACAAGAGTTTGGAAATGAATTTTGCCGTGCTAAAGTGCGGAAAACTTAGAAAACGGTCGCCAAACACTTAGGAAAGGAGAAAAATCTTTTATGACATACGAAGACGCCTTAAAAGCTTCAAAAAATGGTCTAAATGTAATGATATGGACAGGAGAGGAGTATCTGCGCCTAGAAGAAGCAAAAGAATTTCTGAATTGTTCTTCTCATGTAATTCGAAGTAGTGAAGAATACAAAGGATACAAAAAGTTTTGCGAAGCCATTCAAAGCGATAAATGGAGTACTTATACAGAAATAGATCTTAGATGGGAACTTAGAAATTATCGAAAGCGTTTTGAACGTCTGAGTCACATACAAGATGATTTTTTAAAAGAACTACTCGGCAGCAATTATACAGCCCGGTATTCCAGTGAGCAAATGATCGTTGCCGATGCATTCAACACTCTTTATAGCCTAAAACGCAATCAAAAAATATTTATGCTTACAACTATTGTATTTTTAACGACAACAATTATAGCCTTAATAGTTTAAAGGAGGATTCTATGGAAATTTTAACACCTACTTACACATATGAAGAACTTACAGGTGCTACACGCTTGCTGGAAAATATGTGTGATAATTGCATTAAAAAGGACACCGATACTTACGATGATCCAGACAGGGAAAGAAAATACGAAGCACTGAATATTGCAATTGATGCCATCAAAAAACTGCCAGTAAAAAAGAAGGCTATGCTTTCGCAGCCAATGGCTGGCAAAACTGATGAGGAAATTGTTGCAACAAGAGAAAAGGCTGTTGCAGCTTTAGAGGCGAAGGGCTATGAAATCGTAAACACTCTTTTTACAGACGAGTGGTACAGCAACGAGTCGATGAAGGAACGCGGTGTTGTACAGATTCCGCTCTGTTTCTTAGCAAAGTCTCTGGAGAACATGAGCCTGCGCCATGCTGCATATTTCTGTAAAGGATGGGAAAATGCTCGTGGATGCCGTATCGAACATGATGCGGCAGTTGCGTATGGGCTAGATATCATCTACGAGGAGGATTAAGCACCATGGATTTCAGAGCTGCATTTTCCAATATGAAAAAAGGCATTCCAATGAAAAGAAAGAAATGGAATGAAGTCTGGTACTACGACAAATCAAAGAAAACCTTAATAGCGAAACACGATTCAGGAAAGCTTGAAGAACTTTTCAACATTCCTGACACTGCTGATATGACTTATATTTTTATGGGAGTACTTGCAGAAGACTGGGAAATTGCAAATAATTCTAGTGAATCGCAAACAGCTAACGGAAAACAATTATTCACATTTAGCAAAGCGCTAGATTTACTAAAGCAAGGTTATAAAGTCGCCCGAATGTGTTGGTATGGAAGCGGACGTTTTGTTTTATATCGCAAAGGCTTACCAGCCGGTCATCCCTGTGATAAAGGTACAGTGGATGCGTATTTAGAAGTTGATAACGGAGAAGGGCTTCTTAATTGTGATCCATATCTTCAGATGCGTTATATTGATGGTTCACTTGCAATGTATCTCCCAAGTGTGGAAGATCTTTTAGCAGAAGATTGGTATATTGAATAAAAATGATGGGAGGAAAATGGAAAATCTAAAATATTGTGCTCCACAAAGCAACTTAGCCGATGGTATACAAAAGCTACCTGCTGAAAAAATTCAATTTCGATATTTTCCAACAGGAATAGAATCAGAGAAGTCGGACTATTACAAGCTAGCTTGTTTATATATGGGGCTTACAGAAATGCACGACAGAAGCTTGACTGATGAAAGAAGCCGCTTTGATAATACTGAGGCATTTGTTGGTAACCAACATATATATCATCTTAGCCAAGTATACAGTTGTTATGTTCGAAAGTCTATAATAAATACTTATTTTGTGATGTGGAGCGATGTCCGAGAAGAAATAAAGAAACATCGCTGTTACTCTGCTCAACAATGGGTAGATGAATATGAAAGAATATGGAATAAACACGGAGGAAATTAAATGGTTAGAGTAGGATCGGCAAGGATTGACGAGAACGGAAAATTGAAGGGTGGACAGCCAGGTGACCAGACAGGACTTGAAGTGGCGATTGAGCCATGGTATCTGCACGATAAGGGTTGGGTTATAATCCGCGCGAAGGACGCAAATATCCGTGAGCGTATCGCAATCTGCATGGAAGCAGCGTGCGCCAACAATTTGATTGGTTACAATCAGGACGGATCATGGGAATTATACGACAAATCAAAGCAGTATGGATGGGATTGCTCAAAGGTAAATGTTACTGCAAATACGGATTGCAGCAGCCTTGTTCGTACATGCGTTGCGTTTGCAGCACAGAGGGAGATTGAGTGGTTTTCAACCCTAATAGAAGTTAAAATTTTGAACAAAACAAAACTGTTTGATATCTTGACAGATGCAAAGTATACCAATTCCTCAGATTACCTATTGCGAGGAGATATTCTTTGTACCTGCACACAAGGTCACACAGTAGTTGTCCTTGACAATGGCGCAAAGGTTGGACAATCTGGTAGCCAACCACCTCAGAACAGCACAGAAGGCAATACAAGCTTTTGTGGCAAGGGTATTGGAACAGCAGTTGCGCTCACACCTATGAACATCCGCACAGGGGCAGATACATCTGCAAAGAAGCTTGATACAATTAAGATTTCTGTAGCTGTAGAAGTGCTTGAAATCACCGCTTCTGGTTGGTATAAGATTGTATGGCCCGGCGCTTCATGCGGATATGCCTTTACAAAGGCAGGAAGTGGCTATTACAGCTATTCTCCAAATACCAACGCACAAGTTATAAACTTAGGCGATAAAGTCCAATTCACAGGCAATAAACAGTATATGTCGGCATGGTCCGACAGACCAATCACTGCAGTTCCAGAGGTTGCAACTGTAACAGGTATTTGTGAGAGTGGCAAGCATCAGTATCACATCATAGGCGATAACGTCTACGGTTGGGTAAACAAAGAAGACATAGTAAGAAAATAATTAAAACGGCATAATCAAAATGGTGATTATGTAACAGCCAAAATGGAGGCTCTTCTTTAAGTGTTAAGAAAGGAGGAGCCTCTTTTTTGTTAGAGTTAAGACAGCACAAAGAACGTGTGAAGAATATACAGCGCCAGATCATCATGCAGCCTACATACAGTCAGCTCAACACCTTATGTGGCGGAGCAAGACTGATTCTGCTTGATGCCAACGAGTTTATACCAAATCGCGATTTTAAGAATCTTGATGCGTATAGAGGGTATGGCGACCATGTAAATAGCTATGTCCGATGGTACTGCAATCGTAACAGAAAAGTAGAGGGTGACGAGTGGGACAAACTGTATTGGCAGACCTATCTGAATGGTGCGAGAGCAAGAATATTCAACGACTACTTACTGTTTTTGGAGCACAAGCGCGAACCTCGAAAGATGTTCTACAAGCCCAAAATTAAACAGTTTGAGAAGTTCCAACTTATAGAATCTTATCAAGGTATGCTTGATGATAAGTACGACATTCTGTGTATATCCATGCCGCCCGGAACAGGCAAGGCACAGCCATTATATTCAAAGGTACTTACTCCGAACGGTTTTGTTCAGATGGGTGATTTAAAGGTTGGCGACAAAGTATTTGCTGCAAATGGCAATGAATCAACCGTAACTGGAATCTTTCCCCAAGGTTTACGTAAAATTTACGAAATAACGCTTGAAAACGGTTATAAATGTAGAGCATCTGATAATCATTTATGGTTATCAGTTTACGAAACTTCACTTGGAGTTTTTGGATGTCAAAAAGTTGTAGAGACTTCAAGAATGCTTTACAAACCAACTCACTTTTACATACCTTGCATTTCTAGTGAAAACTTCAACCATTTTGAATACTGCAGAATAAAATCAATTAAATATGTCGGGCTTGATGAATGCCAGTGTATATATATTGATGATCCGTCACATTTATATGTCACTGACGATTATATTGTTACGCATAACACAACCCTACTCAAGTTCTTTCATTCAGCCGTAATTGGTTGGTTCCCAGACGATTACAGTCTGTTCTATTCGCACTCAGGCGATATTACACGAATGTATTACGATGGTGTCTATCAAATGGTTGATGATGCGCTTGAATACGCTTGGCATGATATCTTCCCAGATCTAAAAATCACATCTACAAATGCATTGATGCAACAATTTAATGTTGGAAAATATAAGCCATTTCCATCT